TAGATGGATTACGTAAGACAGCAGCCTCATCAATTATGACTAAATCAAACATACCTTTAATCTCTTCAGATATAATAGAGAAACCATCATGGTTTATAATAAAAAAATCAGCATTAGTTTTTAATAGCTTTAACCTTCTGCTACTTGTACCATGTAATGTTACAGCCTGTCTGTGTGGAAACCCCATAAATATACTATCCCCCCACACTCTTTCAAGAGTAGATAGTGGAGATATAATTAAAACTTTTTTGATACAACCTATTGACATGAGATAGTCACATGCCCATAGAGCTGATTGTGTTTTACCAGTACCTATCTCATTAAGCACTAATGCCTTGTTATGCATAGTAAGAAAAGCTGATGTCATCTTCTGATGTTCGTAAGGTGTAAACCCCCCACACCAATCGTAATAATGAAGTATCGGTGATGGCACTTTGATACCCAACATCCGTAGCTTACGCGAAGCGGGTATGGTATGTGGCGTGACAACGAGTTGTTGGTTGTTAAACGTTAGTCGCCTGGCCTCTGGTATAACGTCTAACACTTTGTTTGGATTATTTAAATTCAATGCTATTGCTTTTGCTTGTTCTACTACTATCACTTAATTCTCTCTATATATAATTTGACATGATTAATTGTTTCGTTATCATACACTACAAAACAAACCCCTCCAGCGAGTTCTATTTGTTCCATGCATTGAAGTTGTAAGGCAGTGGGTTTCTTATTCCTGTCTGCCTTACACTCTACTCCTATGAAATGTCCATTTACACAGAGTATCTTGTCAGGTATACCAGCCCTACCAAATGCCCCAGCTTGTGGGTTGTAGTACCATACCTGTTTACCATAAGACTTTAACATCTTGTCAAGTTTTACTTTAATTTTTCCTTCGGGTGTTGTAACCATTATATGATTATACTTAAGCATACAGTACTGTCAAGTATTATATCTTTGCATATTCACATATATTTTTAGCAGGGCACCATGGACATAATCCGCTAGGTCTTGCAGGGAAGTTACCTGTCTTATAAGATTGATTGATTCTTTCTATACGAGCCAATAAGTCTGCCCACATTAGACTCGTACGATTAGAAGTGTAGGTCTCGGTGTCAGTCTTCCCCTCTTTTAACCATACGAAAGTAGACTTAACCTTTTTAATATTAGGATAGTGTTTAAATACTTGTAGTGCAAACAGTTCTAGTTGCATAAAATCAGGTCGTCTCTTACCTGTTTTCCAATCTATTACTATAGCTGTATCTTTTTTAATAATTAGCACATCTAGGATGGAACGCAACCATGCGTCTTTGTCCCACCAACCTGTTGGTGTAAGGTTTTCATTAAGGCATAGCTGTTGTTCTGCAAGAAGTGTTGCGTGTTGGGTAAGTTCTTGTAAAGTTGTACAAACTTGTTCGTGTTTGCTTGACTCTTGTGGCAGGGGGTACCCGCGAAGTAATCTGTTTTCTAAATCAGCATGTACTCGTTCGCCAAATTTAGTTGCCTCACTACCTGTATCAACAACCTCTTTGGTAATCCTTTGATACTCGTATCGTTTCGGACAGTTCTCGTACATCTTTATAGAAGAATAACTGTGTGTTAGTTTATTACCCACCTAATATCCTTTTTAATATGTCATGTTTAAGTAGTTCTAATTGAGCTACTTCATCTAAAGCATTGTCTATGCCTGTAGAATATTTCATGTACTTACCATCTACTTTTAATAATATAAGTGCTCCCTCTGTTTTTTTATCTTTTGATTCAGCCTCTAAACCAATCTGTTTTACAAGAGCAATAACTGAATCTCTCTTTTGCTCTGCCTCTGATTTTATTTCTTTTCCGTCTGTTCCTATTATGTCTGTCATTTTGCCTCTCCATAATTAAAGCCAACCCCACTCTCACAGGCTACAGGTAGTCCCTGTGCCCACCTGGGCGACGTTGACATGATTGTCTCAACGTGTTGTTGTGTGTCCGACTTGTTTTCTTGCATCTGACAAACGATTATCTCATCATGTACTTGAAATAAAACTTGATAGTGTTTACCTATCTCAACCATTTGTTCCGATACTACTATTCTAGCCAGTGCTTGAACAACATTCTCCGTTACTTTACCACCATAAATCCTAGTCCAATCTTTGTCTTCCAAACTTCCAGTAGTGTTTAACTTCCTGTAAGTCCTAGCATTAGATATGTACTCAAATCCGTCTGATGTTCTTCTCAATTCAGGATATCTTATACGTAAACCATTCGGTAGTATAATACCTTCTGAATCATATTTACATATGCCACCTCCTATAGACCCCATGCCTCCACCAATCATGGTTTCTAGTGCATGACCACACGTCCTCCAAAAAGAGACTATGTTATGGTTTTTCTGTCTATATAAAGTAACAATTCTTTTAGCCTCGTTTAAATCTATGTCTACTGACATGCCACCTTGACCCATAGCCAACGTGTCCTTAAACTTTACAGCTCCCATACCATAGCCTAAACCTAGTATGCAAGTCTTACCTACAAATCTTTCTAGCTTATCTTTTTTTGTAATCTTTCTGTCATAAATCTCACTAGCAAATTCACTGTAAACATCTCTACCCTCTCTAAATGCCTGTACTAAATCTTCTTGTTTACTTATATATGCAACCATTCGTGCCTCAATCTGTGATGAGTCACATGCTATCAGTACCTTATCTTTAGGTGCCATCAAAGATTTTCTTAAAGCACCATTACGAGGCAAGTTTTGTAAGTTAAGTTTATCCCCACCTGAAAACCTACCTGTATGTGCACCATAATAGTTAAGCATTATAGGTAGTTTGCCTCTATCTGCTACATCTATAAGATTTTCAGTTCGTGTTTCTTCAATAGTAGACTTAACCCCTAACCTTGCTGATACTAATTGTTGCACCACAGGGTTAGAATGGTGCTGTAAATTTACAAATTCTTTATCTGTCTTAGCAAAAGCATAAGTTTCTTCGCCTGTTCTTGCTGATATCTTCATAGGCGGTGTCACCCCTACATGTGTAAGTAGCTTGGCAAACATTAGATTAGACATAAGAGCTTTCTTTACTTGTTCGTTCGACAGCCCTTTGGTAGATAACGTGTCAAGGAGTTGCTGTTTGTTGAGCTTGATTGTATTCAGGTGAGTGACTAGAAGTTCTTTGTCTAGTTTAATAGTGGGGTTGATGTACATACGTAAGGTTTGGTCAATGACCATAAGTTCTGATTGTGGAAAATCTTTTGATAGTTTCTTCCATAGTTTATAGGTAAGCTCAACATCATTAATACAATACTTAGCATAAGCCTTGAGTTCTTGAGGTGTAAAGTCTGCTTTCCTCTTACCAATGGAATGCAACACTTCAGTTCCTTTTGTACCTAATTTATAATATTTTGATAGTGCACTCAAAGAACAACCTGTTGTCATACTATGCTTGGGTCTAGCCATAGACATAGTATCAAGCCAAAACTTAGGCTCTTTGCGATACTTCCACCGAAGTATAGACCCGTCAAAAATTGTATTATGTGCTAACACACAGTAATTCGTTGGTAGGTCATTGAATGCCTCATCCATATTTTCATACCAGCATGTCTTACCATCATTAATTTTAATGGCTACACCGATAACCTCAAACCTTTTGTCTCTAAGGTATGCCTCAGTTGTCATTTTAGATAAGGAATACTCCCTATCATAATAGGTTTCAAAATCTATAGTTACTATATCCATTACTCATTCTCTTTTATTAGCTTATTAAGATAAGCCTGTGCCTTCTTTAAATCCTCAAATCCACCCTTCTTCTTCCACCTCACAACATACTTAATAATATTGCCCTCTAAAAAATCTAATTTCTTATCAACAATAAAATCCCAAACTTGTATCTTGCCTTGTGTATAATGAATTGGGTTATCTATATTATCTTTTTTCTTCATGATAAGTTCTCTACCTTACTATTGTGTAAACTATATAATGCCACCCCTTTGCCACAATGTAAAGAATGTTCATTGGTAACACCTACTGCCTCACTTGAAGTAGCCCCCATGCTTAATGCCCCATAAGAAAACTCCTTACCATCTCCGAATGCACATGGTGTAAACCCCTGTATTATAGGAAATGGTGAGTCATCATAAAGAATCAACCCTTTGTCTCTATCTATGACAACGAGTTGCTGTGTGGTAATCCTACTTGTTCCAGTGCGTAACCCGTAAGGATATTTATCAGGGTCAGCCCCATTAGTAAACCATTCTCTTAGAGTCACAATGTATTTAAGGTAACCTACCCCTGATACTATGTAAGGTTTATCATCTCTCATTACATACCATGCTTTGTCTGTCTCCCATTTAAGTGAGCCGTCACTAGCCTGTCTGTCTGTGGCTAAAGTTTCGCCGTCCCATACTACTACTGTCATTCGCTTTCCTCCTCTAATATTTCTGCACTAAACCCACCTTTCATATTTGAATTATCATTTGTAAAGACATCATCAATGGCAAATTCTTTTACATCTTTTTCTGTTAATTCTTTAATAAATTTATCATTCATATCTGCAACCTCATCTAAATCAATGTACTCATCTTTATAAACTCTAACTAATACACTTTTTTTAACCTCATCATAGAAACCTTGTTCTGCTAATGTAGACTCTATAGTTTTAGGAGACATACCACCCTCTGCTAATTGTTCCCATGTGTCGCCATTATATAATGCTGTTTGTCCTTTAATTAATATATCTTTACTCATCATCTTCCTCCTTTAATTGTAATTCACAATAACATTTACTGTCTGTAATCCAAACAAACGAACACTCCTCTCCCTCATTAACTTGTTCATAATGACTACAAGATTTTGATTGCTTAAAGTCCTGTTCGTATGGACATCTTTCTAGTTTATCAGCACAAGGTTTTTCAATGGTCTTTTCCCATGCATTAAAATCTTCTTTATTGTTAAGGTTTAAAAACTTACTCATCATCTTCCTCCTCATTTCTTATTACTAGATTACCTTGTTTAATCATGAGTCTTATTATGTCCTCACTCGTTGGTCTTAGTCTGCCTCTACCTACATCAATCACCCTTTGATTTTCTATGTTGTTCCAGACTTTAATTTTGTTGAGTAGCTTTAGTGCATACTCGTTGTCATGTGATTCTGTATCTTTTTCAAGTACTCCTATTACTTTATTTAATATCTTTGATGTCATCTAATACTCCTTTGAATGTGTTATATACTTGTTTTATATCTATTGGCAACGACCTGTAATGTCCTCGACTTCTATTAAAGTTATACAAATCACTTGCCTCGTTTATAGTAGCCTCTTTCTCTATCACTCCATAGTGTCTACGTAAATGTATACTTAGTTTGTTAAAGAAATAGTTAATGTCTTTATCTCTATCTAAGTCATCTTGATATCTCCAATTTCTGTGCCAACTGATACTATTTAATGCTAAACATATAGGTATAAACATTTCAAAAGTCATAGTATTTTCATCTATGTGTTTTGCTAAAAACTCTATGCTTTCAGGGGTGTTCCAATTAATATCAATCAAGTCTATTATGTTATCGTTATTGTTTTTATCCATTCGTAAACTATAAATAGAATCACTAATCTGACTGTCATATTTCCCCAACAACTTAGCATGTGTCTCTACCATATTAAGGAACTTACCTGTATCTATACTTTTTAATTTATCTAGGGTGGAATCAACAAGACCTAACCTTGCTCTTGTTCGTAATTGTTTCTTGAAAGCAATTATTTTTCTCCTCCATAGTTTTCTTTTATCTGTGTTCTCTACACATTTTTGAGGCTCATGGTCTTTGTTAGGGTTTAGCAACTCTCCTGTCAACAGGTTGTACTTCAATCCTTTACAAACTATTTGGTTTTGCTTTATGAATGCAGATATTTCATGCCAATAATATTTATCTTTATCCAATGTTTTTTCAAGGTACTTAAATATATTAAGGTTGTGTGCAATTCTATAGATACTTGTCCTATGTCTTTCTATTGTAAAAGGTATCCATTTATTCAATGCTATTACATAAGTCCCTGAGCCATGTGTCCATACATCTTTAGTATTTATATGCACAGTAGCAAAGTTATGTTTATTAACACTCATAAACTTAACCCCATTTATCCATAATTCAGGCTCTTCATTACTACTAAGTTTTAGTCTAAGCCATTGGTTTATATACTTGCCTTTGCCATAAACATCTCGTGACCTGTGAGCGAGTCTACACAAGTCTGCATATTCAAACTTACCCAGCTCATGGTCAGGGATTTTATACCCTGACTCAGCACTACCCCAAGCATTTGTGTTCATAGAAGTACTATCACTGTCACTGTTATATTTTGTGTACCATGCTGTCATTACTTATTTCCTCCTTTAGTTATTTTATCTTTGACCATAGCTACATCTAACACTGATGAATCTATATTCAAATCTTCAGGCTTAGTCCTTTCTGCTCTATCAATAATTTGATTGTGTCTTTCTTTTGCATTACTAGGTAGCAAGTCATACAGTTTAGGCATTGCCTTTATGCATGGGGCTAGAGTACTGTAATTGTTTAATACTTTCTCAACTGTATCCACCAATGCTTTCTTTTCTTGTTTTATGTCATACAATTTTTGCTTATACACTTTGTACTCAGCAAGTATTGTTGCCCACTTAGGATTAGTAGCGTCTAGTTTGACATTACATTCATCACGATAACCACCACAATTAGTCCACCCAAAGTTATCATCTAAAGATTGTCGTGGTGTAGCAAACTTCTCTACTTCAAAAGTTAACGCTCTAGTTCTACTAGTAACAACTTCATCAGGTGTATTATCAAACCCCTCAAATACTATTTTACTTGTTTGGTCAAACCACTTGCTATCTAACTGATTCAACTTAGCAATTAAATCATTAGGGTATAATTGACTGCGAATCATTTTACCCCAATCGTTGTTATAATCCTCTTCGGCTTGTTTATATCTACCCGTAAACAAAGCTTTAGCATTGTCTACTATCTCATCATGTAGTCTTTGGCTTATTCTTACTGTTGCCATTTTAATTACCTCTCTTGTTGTTTAACTCATCTTGCATAACAGTGACCTCACCAAAGGGTGGTGTCTTTGCATTCTCGTATGTTGATACCCATAAGACAGGATAGTCAGGTGTATCTCCATAGTCATTGCAACATAAGTCTGTTAAAAATATACATGCAACAGGGTCTATGTTTTTCTCTTGCATGTACCTAAAGACAGGGCTGAATGCCGTACCTCCACCACCATGTGGCTTAAAGGTAGGCTCGGTGTCCCTATCAAACTCATCAGCATGACAGACATCATGGTCAAAGTAGATAACATGTATCTTCTCAGGCTTATGACTCTCCCATACTTCCCTTACCTCACTTGCAAATTGATTCAACTCTTGCTCACCGATAGAGCCTGATGTATCTATTGCAAATGCTATCTCGCCTAGTCCCTCGCCTGTGACACTAGGCATGATTAGTCCTTGTGATATAAACCTCCTGTTCGGTCTTGCAAAAGACCTATCATCATTCCTTTGTTTAACTACGAATCGTTGAAGTACATCACGCCAATCAACTTTGGGTTTCAATAACTCACCAACGAGTCTCTCCATGTTGGCACTAAGTTTGCCCATCATCTTAGCTGATTGACTTGCTTGTGCCACTTTAACTTTCCATTCTGCTTTCTGTTGTTCCAATTCAGCAGGGGATTGACCACCGTCCTCACATGAGTCCAATGCTTGACCACCCTCATTGCCACCATTGGGTGTGTTCTTATCCATTTCAGGTAGCATATGATATATCTTATCGGATATACCCTCGCCCTTATCATAGATATCTCTATCCAACAGTCCTTGGTCAGGCATTCTACCTATCTGCTCATCAGCAAGTAGCTGATTGATTACATAGTCAGTAGCCACATTCCATTTCATTGGGTCTTTGTCCCCTCTACGAACACAGTGTTCAAGCATAGGGTGAAAGCATTCATGAGCCACTAGGAATAACAGCTCATCATCACTCAATGTTCCACAGAAGTCAGGGTTTAGCACAACTTCTTTACCATTAGTCATAGCTGTTGGACACTCATCACTAACCCTGAACACCATGTTCATAGCTACTGTGCCAATGAATGGGTGTTCAAGTATCAATCGTGTCTTAGCTTTACTTATTCGTGTGTTTATATCCATTACATTTCTCCCATGTAGGCACCCATTTTCTTCATTATCTCACTAGCCTCATTACCTTTCTGTGTTCTAAGGTGTGGGTCATTTCGTAATGACTCAGGGTGTAGTTTAGTAAATGATTGTTCTACCTCAGCTCTAAGTTTCTCTAAGTTTTCATCATCATTGATGTTTAATCGTTTGAGTACATCACATATGTCTCTCGTATTGTCTATCAATGTGTCTCTAAAGATTGACTTAGGGTCATGCAACTTATCTGATATGTGTTTCACTCTATCGTATAGTCTTTGCCATGCCTCATGCATAGCCTTTGTTGTTGCACTCTCAACCTGAGTAGTTACATCAGCTCGTACTTGTGCCAACTCGTTGTCAGGTATTGATACTCTGAAGTCATCAGCAGGTACAGGCATGACTGTAATGTTCATGTCAAACCTAGATTGCAAGTCATCTATATCAGGGTAGTCACTAGCATTGTACAAACTGCCTAAAGATATCTCTGCATTTCGTATCAATCTTGGATAGTCATTTATAAACTTATCCACTAGCACTAGCCATTGTGATTTAGCTTTCCTATACATTTCCATAAACGATAGGTAGTTCTTAGAGGGTAGTATCATTGTACCCTCAATGCCCCATGGCAACGTGTTGTCATAGAACATTTGTCTTATCTGCGTTGTTAGTTTCTTTATGTCATCTAATGGCTGTGCCATAGGCAACAATGCTTTGTTATAATTACCACTAGTTACTTCTGCGTTGTTAGACATAGCTATATCTTGGGTAGCTTTCTTGTCTCTCTTACGCATGGTAGCTTGTCTTATAGTAAGCTGTACCAACAATGCCTTATTGTTTAGTTTACTCATTGTGTTTACCTCATTGTTATATGATTACATTTTGTTTGTCTACTGCCCACTTAGTGAACTCAGGTGTGTTCATCAAGTCTGTGTTCTTCTTGACTGCATACGATACTGATAGCACTGAGAACTCAGGTGGTATCCTATCTAGGTATGTCAGTACATTCTTAAAGTTATCCACTGTTGAGTATGTAGCTAGACTACCTGCCATTGCATACAATGTAGCAGGGTCATTAGGCACAATAGCCTCCAATGGTTTCTTGATGACCTGTTCCATGTCAGGTAGGTTACGGAATATCTTCACAAAGCCTACAAACTCTGCACTAGCCCCCTCGCCTACTGCCCCTTTGAATGTCTCATACTCTGCCTCGGGTGATACAAGACCTATGGTATTTGATACACCCTCTACCCAACTTCTTGGTGTAGGGTTAGACTCTCGTTGTGGGTCAAAGTCATGCAGTAAGTCTGTTCTAAACTTAATGAATGATATGACTTCAGGCTTAACATCATGGTCGATAGCCCATGCTAACCAATCATCAACGTGTGTCTCTAAGTCATACACAGTGTGTCGGTTTCTTAGATGTGACAGTATGCGATTAGCCCCTGCCCTGTCTGATACCTTGTTGCCTGTTGACACCACTTGCCAACCCTCTTTCTTTGGCACACCATGTAAAGTCCCTGCTTGGCACATGTTAGCTACCACTTTCTGTAAGTCAGCGTTAGCTTGATTCATGTCATCAAAGCATCC